GTGACGGCGCAGCAGATCAATGCTATCGTGAGCCGTATCGATAAGGCGGAGGATGATTTGGGAATCATAGACCATACCATCAAGACCGCCGGTTGGATCACCACGACAGACGGCAACAAGCTGTGGGCTACCATTACCGAGGTGGACAGTCTTGGCAATCGTGTCACCACGCACGAGAGCAGCTTTCACGTGACGGCACAACAAATCAATGCCATTGTTAGCCGGGTGGATACGATAGACGGAACCATCAGCAAGGCTGGGTGGATTACTACTGCAGACGGCAATAAGTTATGGGCGAGCAAGACGCTTGAGAATGGTGATACGATTGTTTCCTATATCAACCAAGCGGCGGACTCCGTGACAATAAACGCCAAGCATATCAAGCTGGAGGGGCTTGTAACTGCGAATGGTAACGTACAATTCACCACGGATGGAAAGATAATCGCCAAGAACGGCGAGTTCAGCGGAACGGTTGTCGGTGTGTCGGGTTCCTTCAAATCCTTAAACTGCGTGAATAATAGCGGGGATATTGTCGGAGGCATCTCCTTTGGCAGTGATGGAAAGATGTGGTTTAACGGTGACCTGTATCATCAGGGCTATGACTATGACAAAAAACGTTCTTTCCGTTTCCATACCTCCGATGTTTGGTGTCGTGGTAATTTCGGGGCAAGGCAACGCAATACACTGGTGGTATATGGCAGTTATGGTTACTATTACGTAAATGGTTTGGATACGGAAACCGGTAAGGTATATGTCTCCCTACCCTCGGCCACGTCATCCAATAACGAGACCTATTATACCATTCCGTTATACGGAACCACTGGGGATGCTTCCGGTTTCCCTGTTGACTTGGTGATCATAAAGGTTTCAGGGACGTACCGGTATTTATTGAGCGGGATGAAAAGCCAGCGGGTAACGGTCATGAATGCGAATAATCAAAATAGTGAAATTTATATCTACTCGAATGGCAATAAGGTAAAATGGCCGGGCGGTACTATCGCTGATTGTAGGAATATAGCGGATTTCATGAGTCCTTCACCGGCTTCTAACTTATTAGGCAGAGGATGGATAGTGGGCGCAATGAATGATAATAACTGGTAATAATAAAAAGGAGGTATTTATGAAAGTGAATTTGAATGTTCCCTTTATGAATTATAAGGGGTTGGTGATCACGAAAAAGGTAGAGGGTACGGATGTGGAACAGGAGCAGCTGATGAAAGATGTCATTGCTCCGATCCTATTCAGTGGGGAGTGGAGAGATGAGAGGGTGAATGCTTTGAGTGGTGATGAAAAAATCCGTGCTTATAGCTTGAGCCTTAAGATCTATCAATCCACCGGAGATATCGAAATCTCAGCGGAGGAGGCTCTAATGATAAAAGAAGCCGCATTGGTTTTGAGCCCCGGCGGTTACGCACAAATTGTCAAATTGATAGACGGATAAGTTATGGTACTGACAGAAGCTCAATTGCAGGAAATCGCTAAACGTGTGCGTGCGATCATCCGAGCCGAATCCAAAGGCGTGGGTGATCTACCGGTGGCCACCTCGTTGGACGGGCTTCTCTCGCTTCCGGCTTTGCGCTTTAACGGTGGCGTGCCGGAAGTAGTAGAGGCTCCTATCTCCAAATTGCAGGACGTGGCATTGGATGCGGTCAGCGGGGCAACGAAAGCCGCCAATGAAGCCGCAGTAAAAGCCAACACGTCTGCAGGTAATGCAGATAAGGCAACCACAGCGGCCAATAACGCTGCCAAAAGTGCCAATGATGCCGCCGGTACTGCCGGAGCAGCTACCGAAGCGGCAAAGAAAGCCACGGACGCAGCCAACGGAGCCGCCTCCAATGCCACGAATGCCGCCACGAAAGCGTCCTCCGCAGCTGATACGGCGAATAAGGAGGCCAGCTCTGTAAATGCGGCCAAATCGGAAGCTCTTGCCGCTGCCGCCCGTGCGAGCAGTACGGCCACCGCTGCAGAGGCCGAAATCGAGAAAATGAAGCAGCTGCAGGAGTCCATATCAGGTGCTGCTTCATTGGCTCCCACGAGAATGGAACTGACCTACACGAAACGCATCACCCAGCGTAATCCTTACGTTCAGCGTATCGTGGCCAAGATGTTCCCCTCGTACTCCCTGCAGAATGTTTTGTTCTTGGGTGATGACGTGGCCGTGAGCGTGGATCCCGCCGGTGTCGTTACTCCACTCAAGAACGGAACGAGCCGGATCCACGTGATCCCGACACAGGCCACCCACTTGTACAAGACCATAAACGTGACGGTTCAGGCTCCGTCCGTCCGCCTTACCGGAGGCGGTAAAATCCGGGTTGACAGTAAAGGCAGAATACGTTTAACTTAAAAACTTGATAAATATGACAAGCGATCAGGAAACTCGTGTATTAGCGATGCTTTCGGCTTTTGAAGCCGGAAAGAAGATCAGCGAACTCGATACTGCCTCCGGCAGCGTGAGCGATATGCGCATCGAGGTGCTGGATACGGATGGAGAGTCCAAAGTTATGAATTTGTCGGAGGCTGTTACCTCCGCCGCCAATGCCGTTTGTGGACGTTATTGGAATGAATCGAATTCCACGTACCGAGCCGCCGGTTATCACGGCAGCCTTGATATGCTCCGCAAGCTGCCTGAGCTGCTGGGGCTTGGTTGTTACCTTGTTCAGGATGACCGTACCCGGCGCAAGCTGGATCCCACGAACCACTACCGTTTCGAGGACGGCACACCGGCCAAGCTGGATGGCACGATGGGGCAGTATATGTGGTGTTGGAATACCGGTTTCTATTTTGCCGAGTGGAAAGTGGGGAATCTGAAATATTATGCGGTTTCTCTTTCTCCTATCAAAGGCAAACAGTGCGTGTATATTCCCGCCGGTGGCCTTTCCGCCCTCGGTGGTGGCGTGATGGATAGAACGAACGCCATTCTTTGCTCGGTTGTGAGTGATGCCGCCCAATATCGTGGAGGTGGCAATGATGCGAGCCGTGACGGAACCTATCGCACTCAGCTTGGTATGGTGGCAACCGCTCTGCAGTACCGTAGTTTTTCAACTTATGCCCGTAAGCGTGGCGAGGGTTGGGATGCTAATTGGTACGTGGCTCAGGCCGTTGTTGAAATCCTTTTCATGATTATATTCGGAACCCGCAATATGCAGGAGACCGTGATTGCTGAAAAGGATAGCAACGGTCTGTATCAGGGTGGCCTCGGAGCCGGAACCACTAATATGCCGAATTGGGATCAGTGGGGTTATTATCCGGTTGTTCCGACCTCTGCGGGTATTGAGTTGGGTGACGGTTGCGGTGAAACCACGTTCAACGTGCTAAAGGAGGACGGCTCGCTGCATTATGCGGCAAAGGTTCCGGTGTTCTTTGGCCTGAAACATCCTTTCGGCCATATATGGAAAATTGTCCGGGGGCTTATCGATAACGTGGGTGATGAGAAATCCGAGGTTTATGTTGCCCCGTCCCTTTATGCCGGTTATGATGACAATTCGATTTCCGGTCTAATCAAGGTTTGCGAGGTTCCGAGAACCGGCGGTTATATCAAACAGAAAAGTTACTACTTGCTTTGCGCCATGCCGACCGAAATCGGAGCGACCGCCTCGACTTATTTTTGTGACTATTTTTGGGAGAGTTCAGCATCATCCAAAGGGCTTCGTGTCCGCCTCTCCGGTGCTGGCGCTAACTATGGCACGGCTGCGGGGGCGTTTGCTACGACTACGAGCAATGCAGCCTCGTATTCGTATGCGTCTGTGTCCGCTCCCCTCTGCTTTTTCGATGCGGATCCGGTGATGTCGGCCTAAAACGAAAACGGAAAACGGAAACAGGAAAAGAACGTTCTTTGAAGTTTTGTATTGAGAGTTTTTGGAAAGCTGTTCGGCGGGTTTCAGAACTCGCCGTTAGGCGAGTCGATTTTTGTGATTTTTTTGCCGGTTTTGGGAAAATGTAGTTAAAAGGCTTATCTTTGCATCGTTAAACCAAGTTTAACAGGTTGTTTTTACCCTTAGTGTGACGCAGGCTTCGTGTCCGCCTCTCCGGTGCTAACGCTAACAATGGCACGAATGCAGGGGCGTTTGCTACGAATACGAACAATGCAGCCTCGAATTCGAATGCGAATGTGTCCGCTCCCCTATACTTTGCAGTTAGGAAACGGTTAGATGGGGTGAAAGACCTTGCCACTTGGCAAAAGATGACGAACGCTCAAAAGGACGCTGGTAGGCCGGTAACGGTTCGAACGCTTCCGAGTAAGGCAAAGCAGACACTCAGACACTCAGAACCGCAGAAACAGACCATGAAAAGGTATGGAAATTTGTTTGAACGAGTTGTCGAATATGGCAATCTCGAACAGGCGTTTCACAACGCCGCCCGTCACAAAACTCGCCGAAGCGAAGTAATAGAGTACGGCTCCCATTTGGAGGCGAACCTATTACAGCTCCAGCGTGAACTTATCACCGGTACTTACCGCACCTCCGAATATAAAACTTTCATCATTTACGAACCTAAAGAGAGGAAGATCTTTAAACTTCCTTTCAGGGATCGTGTCGTTCATTGGGCGATAATGCAGGTGATTGAACCGATATGGCTCTCGAACTTCACCCGTGATACCTATTCTTGTATCCGTGGGCGTGGAATTCATCCTCTTTTATACAAGCTCCGCCGTGACTTGAAAGCGGATCCGGAGGGAACCCGGTACTGCCTGAAAATCGATGTGCGCAAGTTTTATCCGAGTATAGACCACGAGATCATGAAACAGGTGATTCGCCGGAAGTTGAAAGATGCCCGGCTGCTTGCCTTGCTTGACGCATCGTGGACTCGCCAGAGAGCGGAGTGCCTATCGGGAACTATCTCTCCCAATTTTTCGCAAACTTGTACCTTTCAGAGCTGGATCATATCATGAAAGAAGAAATGGGCATCCGGTATTACTACCGTTTTGCTGATGATATTGTCCTGCTGGACGGGGATAAGGGAAAGCTCCACGGAACCCTTGTGTTTATCAACCACTACCTGAATAATGAACGTGCTTTGAGTATAAAGCCGAATTATCAGGTTTTCCCGGTAGAGAGCAGGGGTGTTAATTACGTGGGATACGTGACGTTTCATGATTATTGCCTCGCCCGTAAGCAGAACAAGAAAAACCTCTGCCGTGAGGTGGCAAAATTACGCAAACGTGGGCTGAGTGATGAGGAGATCCGAATACAGGCATCCAGCCGGTTGGGGTTCATGCAGCATTGCAATAGCATTTATTTATTAAAAACTCTCAATATGAAAACATTCAGTGAAGTAACAAACAGCGGTGGTAATCTCACGGGAGATAAATACCACATTGATGACATTTTGAACAGGGAAATCCACCTGAAAGGTTTCGAGGTAAAAGAATCCAAGTATAAGGGTGAATGCCTGATCATTCAGTATGATATCTACGAGCAGGTAAAGGATAAAACCGGAGTTTTGCTCACTAACGAGGACGGCACTCCGAAAATGGATTGGGTGGAACATATCTCCTTTACCGGTTCGGAGGCTCTTATAAAACAGTTAAAGGATGTAGTATTGGATGAACCCTGTTCGGCAAAGATTATTAAACAACCAATCGGTGACCGGGGTAAATGCTTTTATAAGATAACCGATCCCGATTAAAATATCGGTGATTATGTACAAAGGGATTTATGCAGAAAAAAAGACTTTTTCAAAGTTCGATAACGAACATTATTTGTGCTATCTGAACGAGCAGCGTGAGGAGTATTCTCCTGAGTCGGATGCCCGTTCGGGTGAGGTGACCGAACCGGTGTCCGCTCCTGTATTGGGATACGCCTATACGGGTGATATGGTGGATGGAGGTACTCTGATTGAAGCAAAAGAGGCTACTTATGACGAATTCGTTTCCGGTCTGATCCGCACGAGGTACTCGGCAAGCAGAGTGGAAGCAATCCAATCAAATCGAATGATAGCTCTTGTCAATCCGGAGCATGAGCGTGCTGCCGAGTTTATTTCCGAGTGGGATGATTTTCAGTCCTACCGGGAACAATGCAAGGAACAAGCGGATGCGCTTATAAACGGATAAATGCCTATCGGGGGCAGGCAAGAAAAAGCCCCCGGCCTGTTAGTAGTATCTCACCACGTACTAACAAAATGCGACACGCCGCACAGCCGGGGGCAATATAGCCTTGGGCTGCGACGTGTCGCTTTTTTGCTTTCATACGTGGTGAGGCCACAAAGATAGTAACAATTAAAAAAATAGAGTAATGAAAACGCCTATTTCTTACTACGGAGGCAAGCAAACCCTCCTTAAACATATTCTGCCTCTGATCCCAAGTCATAAACTTTATACAGAGGCTTTCTGCGGCGGTGCTGCAGTATTGTTTGCCAAGCGTCCGGCTGATGGCGAGGTTATAAACGATATTAGCATGGATATAACGAACTTCTATTGGATGGCTAAAGTCTATTATCGTGACCTGAAACAGGAGATTGAAAAGACTTTGCACAGCCGGGATATGCACGCCCATGCCGGACATATCCTGCAGTATCCTCAATTCTTTCAGCCGGTACAGCGGGCGTGGGCTGTTTGGGCGTTGTGTAAAATGTCCTTTGCCAGCATGATGGACGGTTCGTTCGGCTATGACTTTGGTGGTGGAATGCCGAAAAAACTGCGTAACGCAAAGGATGAGTTCACGGAATGGCTATGCGCCCGGCTTGATAACGTGACCATAGAGAACCGGGATGCGCTGGATGTCATCTCCACTTATGACTCGCCCGATACGTTTCATTTTGTGGATCCGCCGTATATAAACAGTGATTGCGGCCATTACGAGGGTACATTTGATGAGTATTGCATGGAGAAGCTCCTGCAGCTTTTGGAGCAGGTGAAAGGTAAGTTCATGCTGACAATGTTTCCCCTGCCAATGATAGAGGAATACGCAAACAAAAACGGATGGATAATCCACCGGGTAGAAAGAACCATCAGCGCATCAAAGACGAGCCGAAGAAAGCAGGAGGAATGGATGGTATGCAATTATGAAGAACACCCGCAGCGAACTTTGTTTGATTACAAAGACAGCAGCGATGTTGATGCAACAGATGCCTCCTAA